CCCGAAGGCACTTCATTACCAGATACAGGATCTTGCCTCGTTCCATCGTCTTTTAGTCCACCTTCTTGCATAAAGGCCATTTCCATTTGTCTGTTCATTACTGTTCCACCTTTGTTAAAGTCCTTAGATTCTTTTCTAAAATCTATGTTTGGGTCAAACTCTAAAGCTGCTTGTTTGTATGTACCATCTTTTATTGCTTGATCAATTATATATAAGTTTTCAATAGCATCAGTATAACGTTTTTCTCCAATGGCAATTGCAGCTTCTCTTCCAGCTAATTGCATTTTGTTATATACAGGAACTTTTTTATGTGCTTCAGAATATTTTTTTAAAGCTTTATCAATGTTATTTTCATATTCTTTTTTGTACTCTTCAAAAGAAATATTTGGATTGTCTCCTTTATAATGAAACCTAGCATTACTTTGGATGTTTTCTAACATTTCTTTTTCAAAACCATAGTCACTAAGCAAGCTATCTAACAATCTTGTAACTTTAGGTGCTACAAACTCTGCACCAAATCTACCACCTCTTTCTGCCATACGGTGTGTCAAATCACCTGCGTGTTCTAATGCATAAGGCATAACTCCACCACCATAAATTTTTTGAGCCTCTACCATAGCAAGTTCAGGTTCACCCCTTTGAATATCTGCTAGTTTTGTAAAAGCATCTTCAACTTCTGGTTTAATGTCAGGATTTTCTCTAAAAGGTTTTAATTCAGGTGTAAATCCAATATTTTCAGATGGACTATAGTTTGGTTTTGTAGGACCAAATAAATCAAAACCTTGAAGATCTTTATCTATACCTTTTGCATATCTTGCAAAATTAATTCCCCCCCTTGCATACCTTAAAATCTCTTCATCTGTCATAGGTCCAAGTTTTAGCTTAAAATCTTCTACTTTTTTACCCATAAGACTTTTAGGCTCATCAGATTGAAACTCTTTTAAAGTTTCTATTTTACGTTCTCTAGCTAAGTTAGAGGTTACTCTAGGTTTAGGGACACTTCCTACCGTAGCAATTTTTTCTGCACGTCCTCCAACAACTCTAGCTTCTACTTCTGAAACAGTTCTCATATAAGTTTTAAAAAGCTCTGACTCTAACTCTCTCATTTTACGAGCTATCTTTTTAGCTACGGCAACATCACCAAAAACTTCACTTGGATTTGGAACTTGACCTGGTAATGTAGCACCTGTAGAAGTTTGATCTAATGCTCCTGTACCTCTTTGTTTTTCAAATATGTTTAGTATTTCATCTCGTAACTTTACAAAATTTTTATTTTTCCCTAAAATATCTTTTTCGGCTTTATAGGCAAGATAGTCTACTGTACCTACTCTACCAAGAAACACAGGATTTCCACCCAGTTGTTTTAAACCTGCTATTTTATAGTCTTGAAATTGAGCTGCGTGTTGAAGTTCGTGAAAAAACGTATTTCTAAAATTCTTATTGTTAGGGGATGTTAAACTTTTATTATTTGGACCAAATACAATAGCACCCTGACTACCTACATTAGGATCAAAATGTGCTCCATAACCAGTTTTTTTAGGATCAATATAAAAGGCTACATTTCTTAAATTGGGATATTCTTTAAAAAGTTCTGTATGAGTTGGAATTATATGTCCAACAGCTATAGGATAATGTCTAGTAGATTCTTTTAAAGTTTGAAATCCATCGCTACCTTTAATTTCAACACGGCTATCATCTATTTCAAACTTAAAAGGGTTTTCTGGTATATCTCCAACATAATCACTAGACTTACCTGTTTGAAATCTGCCTGTCATTTGCTCAATTTGAGCAGGACTATAACCTCTTTCTTTTAATTCTTTAGCTCTGTCATAATTACTGTCGTAGTAACCTGTAGCTCCTGGTCCAGCAATAATTTCAGATTCAGGTTTAGATTCAGGTGCATCTAAAGCTTTAATTATTTTATCTGCACCAATACTGCTGGCTACTTTTCTAAGACCCGCTTTAGCTGCTGTACCTAATCCAGGAATTAGACCAATTAATTCTGATCCACCAAGAAGAGCTATCTTACTGTAGTTAGGATCATCTTTTTGCAGCTCTTCCTGTATTTCTTCTACAGTCATAGCTGTACCAATTCCTGGCAAAGCTCCTAATACGTTTTCTACTACTTGCCCAGTTCCTTCTTTAGACCTTTCTAAATAAGCCTGACTGGGTCTACGCCTACGTCTACCTTCTGCATCTGTATTAAATGCCTCTTCAGTTTGTACAGATAAACCCCCTTCGTATAAACCTCTAGCTCCTACGGGTCTTAAATTTGAAAACGACTTTCCAACTTTTTCCCAAAAACTTAAAGTTTTCATTTTGGTTTTTGGTGGTTCTCCTTGCTCAGTAAGAATATCTTGAGCTGCATCCATAAGTCCAAAGATACCTTCGTCAATTCCATCAAAAAATAAAGGTTTTTTACCCTTTTCTTTTCGTTTTAAATCTATATTTTGAAACTTTTCTATTTCTGCAACACGTTTATTTCTTTTTTCTTCACCCCTATCTGCTATACTTACGGCTGGTCCTGAAGGATAACTTTGAACCGTATCTCTTATAGTGCTTTTAGGAAACTCTTTAAAGTCTTCTGGAAGCATGTCAGTATTAAATCTAGTATTTAAATCATCAAAAAATTCTATATAATATTCTTCTTTTAACTTTCCACTTTCAGTAAGGTCTAAAATTTTACCTGCATTTTCACCGTATTTTTTATCAAAAGCTTCAGGATTTTCATTGCGTCTTTTCTTTAAAATATCAAAACCTATATGAGTAAACTCGTGAGAAATTACAGGGGAAAAAGAATAATTTGTCGTTGTAATAACCGAACCTTGCTGCGCTTTTTCAGCACCTTCATACCCCAGTTCCTTTAACTTTTTTATGGTTCTTGGACCACCCCCTTGAAAAGCTAATCCTGTTTTTGGTTCTATTTGCTTAAAAACTTTATGAGCATCTGGATCATATCCAAGTCTGGCTATAGGATTCCAAGATAGTTGTTTATCTAAATCTGCTCGATACTCAAGGTCTCCAAATGTTTTCATTTGAAGTTGTCTTTTTTCTTTTTCTTTTTGTGCATCTAGCCTTGATTTAGGACGAAGCATTTCTTCTGTCTGATCTTTAATTGGTCTAGATCTAGGTCTTAAGCTACTATCCATTAACTTTTTCTCTTAATCTTAATAAAGAACGCAATGCACGTATTTCTCCTTGAAGCCTGTACATCTCGTCAAGTTCACGAGACTGCTCAAGGGATACATGAGTGAAAGCAATCCGTTCAGCAATTTCTTCGATAAACGGACTGTACAATTCAGGATTGTTGACAAAGGGTTTAAGTGTATTATTCACAACAAGTTTCATTTACTGTATCGGTTGTTCGCCAGTATTGCCTGAAAAGCCCTGTTCTCCTGGCTGAGGCGCTGTTCCTGTTCCTATGGTACCTCCCCCACTACCTTGGGTATCCTGTACCTGTACGCCAGCAGGGGCGCCTGGTGGAACACCTGGTTCAGGTTGTGGTGGTGGATTAGCTTCTTGGAACTTTTTAAGAATCTCAGCCTGTACTGCAGCCTGTGTCATGTTGTTGCCAACTTTATCAGGATCAAGATCCATAGACTTAGCAATTTCACGTACAATATAATCCATACGTGCAAATGGCGCCAATGCTGGATTTTGTACAACTTGCAAAAACTGCATCAAACGTTGGCTACGTACTTCATTAGCCATCAAGCTTTCTGTACCACGAGCTTTAACTTCTAGATCTCCTTTAATTTCTTTATCAAAGTCAAACTGCATATTAAAGTTAAAGAATGCCTTACCAAGCGGAGCAAGCAGATAGTCATCTATGTTTTTAACTACGTTTCGTATACTACCGTTGGCAGCAGACATAAGCATAGAAATACCAGAAGCGGTACGACCCACACCAGATACTCCTGTTTGACCATGAGCAAACGAAGGAAAACCAGTAGACTCATCAGCTAACACCCTTGCTTTGTCAAACATCTGCATATTTTCGTTTGATACGTTAGGAAACTTAGTACCAAAAATAGCCTGTCCTGGTGCTCCACCTTGACGCCTAAAGACTTTTCCAGGATATACAGACAAATCTTGACCAGGAACTAGGTTAGTTTCATCTATTTCAATAAGCAAGTTGCCTGACAGTGCAGCATTATCTACTGCCATACGCATAAATCCATTCATTAGAGTTTGCGTATCGTCCATGTTTTCTGCAATACCTACTCCAAAAATACTGTAGGGGTTTATCTCATAAGGAGATGCAAAGTAAGGAATGTAAGCTGGAGTAAATGGATTCATTACCAAACGTAAAACTTGACCATTACAGATCCAAACATTTACGCTTAGTTGTTCCGTATCTTTTAACTCTTTAGGTATGTCAATAGCTTGTTCTTTTAAAATTTCTGTATCTACAAAACCCCAAAACTCTAAAACTTCAAAACGATCTGCTTGATCTTGTTCAGAGTTATCTTCCATTACGTGTTCCCACCATTCTTTATTGTAGGACTCTCCAAGACGTAAGGCGTTGTCAATTGCATTTTCACGAAAGTATGGGCGATTTTTAAGTGCACGTAGTTGTGATCTAGACATTTTGTGTCTTTCTACTACGTACTCAGCCTCTTCCATTGTAGCTGCATCTGGGTCAGGGTAGAAATTCCAAATAGAAACAGAAGTAGTTTGAGGAATGGTTTTAAACATAGGAGAATAATTACCATCCTCATCCCAGTTTGCATATTCTTTATCTACAGCAAATGGACCTTTCATAATACCAGTTCCAAACAATGCTGTTTCAAAAGCTGCAGCACGCAAATGTTTCTTTGCATGAGATTCTTCTAGTTGGTCATGTATTTTCTTTTCCATCTTTTTTGCAGCAACTTCTGCAGGATGAAATTGAGGAGAGGTTGGTGTTTTAGCTGGACCAGATTTTAAATGATCCATAACTGGGTCTAAACTGATCTGCATACCAGCAAGACGTTCTCTAAACTCTGGATAAGTTTCTCCAGGAAGTAGTTTTGGTAAAGACTCTTCTGCTTTTCTTTGTTCTGGATTAGATTCAAAATGTACAGTTTCCTCTACTCCATCTGGAAGAATAGTAGGATCAATAGTAATAGGAAATTTATTACCACCAAATAAAACTTCTGCAATTTGTCCATAGGCAGCTAAAACTTTAGTTTTAGTTACTTTTACAAAAACCTTGGATTTTTCTGTAGAAGTAAATTGAACATCTGGTCCATAAATACCTCTGTAATTTCTATAAGCTTGAATCCAACGTTGCTCATCAAGCTCTCGTGCAGTTTCAGCTTTTGAATATTTTTCTCTAACAAACTGAACAATTTGTCCTGCTGCTGGATCAGAGTAATCTTCTTTTTTTACATCTTCAATAGATGTAGTCTCTTCTCTGTCCATCATCATTTCTTCAAATTCTTCTTCCATATCTTATCCTTAATATCCAAAGGTTGCATCTGACATTTGAAATCCTGTCTTTAAATTAGAAGGGTCAAAATCAAATAAACTGCTTCTTGGTCTTGTCATTATACCGTATCTTAAAGCATCATACAAGTGGTCTTCTGCATTTGTATCTACATCTTCTGGATTATTTTTATCCAAAGGTATGGCAGGTAGCTGAGAAATGGTATGCTTACAAGTGTTAAAAAATACGAGTCTTGGTTCCTCAGTAAACTCATCAACTTGGAGTCTTCTATGAATTTCATTTTTACCCGCAACACGAGATCCCCTTGATCTATCTGATGGTCTCCATCTGCACCCTTTTATAATCATTTGTTCGGCTAGACTAGGACCAGTATCACCACGATTATGCCATAATGAGGAGTCTAAAACTCCATATCGCATTTTTTCTCCATCTTCTATATCTAAAATCATATCTGCAAGGTTGTCTGCAGTAATTTTAGAAACATACAACTCTCTGTAAACTACGAGTTGCTCTGCTGGAGTTACGGTAAACCAAAGAACTCCTGTATGAGAACCATATCCATAGTCACAAGCTCTAAACTTTACCCAACTGTTTGGTATGTCATAAGGTTCTACAACGTGTATATTACGATTAAATTCAGGAAACGCTGCACCCTCATTTATATCCCAATCACCTTCTAGCAGTTGCCTTCTTTGATGCTCTGGCAACGACAAAAGGTTGGCTTCATACATACCATCTTCTGCCAGATAGGGATTATCAAAGAGGGTGGCTGGAATAAATTTACGTTTGAACAGAGGCTCACCCTCTCTACTATGACCTTTCGGCCAAGTAATAACATTACCACTTTCTATATCTGTAGCCCAAAAAGACTTATTGTGAACTCCAGGATCAATAAAGGTTTTCTTAACCCAACTATGACCTGGCCCTCCTGGGTTTGATGTAGCTCTCATGTACAAAGGTAAGCCACTAGCTTTTGTACTACGCAGACGTGACCTCATATAGTTCCAAGGATAAGGAGTAGGCCATTGAGTAAGTTCGTCAAATCCAATCCAGTTAAATGCCTGACCTTGGTAACGCATTACGTCATCATCACGGTCTAGGTATGACATCCAGAGAGTTGCTCCACTAGGTGCTACCCAAGTCTTGTCTCTCTCCATAAACTTAATTCCAGGAATTGCTTTGGGGTACAACTCTTTTGATACTGAAATAAGTTCTCTTAATTCTTCTGTGCTTCTACGTACAAGCAGCATACGTGCCTGAGGGTTATTTAAGTAACGTACTGGGTCAGCAACCATTGCGTAGGATTTACCACCACCAGCACTACCTCCGTACAACACTTCTTGTTCTGTGGCAGAAAGAAAATCTGTTTGAGGTCCAGCGTTAGGTTGAAAGATTATTTCTCGTACAGCTTTTTCTACATCAATTGATGGGGGCAATGGCTGCGCCGATACTACCTCTTCTGATTTTTTCTTCAAGCTTTTCCGCCTTTTCGAGAGCCTTTTTGTATCGCTCGGCAAGGTAACGTTGGTTTGAAGCTTCTCTCTTGTACTTTTCTTCAAGTTTAACTCTCTTGTATAATCCTACATGTGACATATACCTACCTGATTCGTTACTTAACCAGTTTGCTACATCTCTGTAACTGTACTGTTTAAGAAACTTTTTAGCTTGTTCATAAAGTTCAAGCTCATCCTGTATAGGTAAAAGAATCTCAGGATCATTAGGATCTTCTTCGTATCCAAAAGGAATTGTTCTGCCCACTCTAACTAAAGGGTACCAGACTTTATTTCCATCTACTTTTTCTGGAGCAGGAAGTCTCCAAGTTTTATGTGTCTTCATTTTCTTTTGGGGGTAAAATAAACAAAGGACTGTCTGACTTTACCTCAACTTTTTCTGTCTTAGCAAATCCAGCTCTGTCCAAAAAGTCTTTAGCAGCAGCCATCTTTTCTTTATTTCCCAAGTCTGTAGGATTTTGAAGTATTTCCATCATAGACCAAGCTGCTTGTGGTCCACGAGTTGCAATAAACTTTTTAGTAAGTTCTGCAACTTCATCAATCAGACTGTTCATAACGGTTGTTGAAGATGTACCCTCAGCATATCCAGCAAGCTTAATAGCTTTAACTGGATTGCCTTGGGCTTCTTCAAACAAGACATCTAAAAACTTTTGTTGTTTTTCAGTAAGGTTTTTTGCCATTTACTTATTCTTTTTCTTTTCTGCAGAACGTATTTTAGCACGTTCTACTGCAGTTAAAGGTCCAAATTTTTCCAAAGCTTTTTTAGCTGCAGCATTTCCAGGGTTGTCAATAGCTTTTCTCAAGGCCTCTTCTCTACGTGCACTGGCTGATGGTTTAATAGCTTTCTTAGTATCTTTTACAAGCTGATCAACAGGGCTTCTAGAAGGAGCAAACATCTTTGGAGAGTCCAACATAGAAGTTCTTACTTTTGGTTGAGATGCAGTTTTAACGCTTTTTGACTCTGGACGAGCTTTGGGGCGAAGAGAAGTTGTCATGGGTTTGCTAAGGTCTGACGCATAAACAGCAGCCATAACCTTTCCATTTTTGTCCGTATAGTACAAAGCTCCTGCTTTTTTAGCTGCAGCAATACTTTTGTATTTACTTGCTTTAGCTTTTTCTGCAGAAAGAGAAGAACCCTTTGCTTTAATTTGAGCATTAAGATACTCACGTAAAGTAGCCATTATTTTTTACCTCGTTTTTGTGTTCCTGGATTTGATGCACCACATTTAGCCATACCACCGTGTGCATATCCCATACGTTTTTTAGCCATTCCGCCACCATACATATATCCCATTTTATTACGAACATCTTGTGGCAATTTACCTAAACCTTTATTTTCTTCAGGTACAGATTGTAATCCACCTGCTGCATAACCTTTTTTCATGTGATAACCTTTTCCTCCGCAATGGCTACAACCTTTACCTTTACATTTTGGACATTGAACTTTATTCATTTTGTTAGATCCTTTATCTACGCCTTTAATTTTACCTTTATTTTTTGATGCATAAAATACTTCTTTTCCCTTTTCAGATCCATATTTGTCTTTCATAGACTTCATAATTTTTTGACCTTTTTCAGTAAGGGGCATTTTAAAATTCCTATGCTACAACAAAATCTACAATTTGTCCTTGTGGTACTTTATTCTGATTGTGTGGATGATAAGCATAAATACTTTCA